GGAGGTTCTCTTAACCTTAGAGGTACTTCTATCACTTCATTGCCAGATAATTTGAGTGTTGGAGGTTCTCTTAACCTTAGAGGTACTTCTATCACTTCATTGCCAGATAATTTGAGTGTTGGAGGTTATCTTAACCTTGAAGGTACTTCTATCACTTCATTGCCAGATAATTTGAGTGTTGGAGGTTCTCTTTACCTTAGAGGTACTTCTATCACTTCATTGCCAGATAATTTGAGTGTTGGAGATTCTCTTAACCTTAGAGGTACTTCTATCACTTCATTGCCAGATAATTTGAGTGTTGGAGGTTATCTTAACCTTGAAGGTACTTCTATCACTTCATTGCCAGATAATTTTAAAAAAAATACTTTTATACGAATTAAAAACAAAGGCAAGTGGGATATATTAGTCTCACACAATACCATAAAGATTGGATGTAAGGAGAAAGAGAGTACCAAATGGAGGTATTTCTTTAAAAATAGACAATATTATGAAACAGATCCCAATTCTCAAGATTATAAATTAATTGAGGAAGATTATCAAGAGGCTTTGAGAGTTTATAATTATTATTATTTCAATAAATAAACTATATGACACGGAAACAAATACTCATTAAGGCATTAGGGCAAGAAGTTGGCTATCTTGCAGTACAAGAAATCCTTCGACAAAAACAAGAAGAATATCTCAATCAAGAAACCTACGAAAAGGCAGTACACGTGCTTTCATCATCTTTCAGATGGGATTTAAGCACCCAAGGACGTGAATTTTGGGAGAAAAAACAAAGGGAACTTTATTCAAAGCTATGAAAAAGAAACTAAAAATTGAGCCTAAAAAAGTAGTCATCAAAGGTCAGGAAGACCAAGCTACTACGATATTAGGATGTTTACAAGTGATTTCATTTGAGTTTGAGAAGATGAAATTTTATGATAATTATATTTTCACTCATAAACTCAAGCAAGCAGCTAAAAACTTCGAGAAGATGATTGAGGACGTTTTCAGGCTATACTATCAAAAAGCCACGCCCGAAGAAACTGACACTTCAATGAACCTTATCAACAAGCTTTGCGGAGTGATTACGGCAGAAATACACGTCAATTACCAACTGGCAGATATGCCCAAGGAAACTATTGATAATTACCTGAAAGAACGCTGTGAATTAATGAAAAAATATAACTTACTCAGTGCTGATTTTATCCTTGACTAATATGCCAGAATACCACATCAAAAGTGCAAAACTACAAACAAAAGTAACTGCACAAAACGCCAAAATAGCCATCATTAAGGCATTAGACGAAACAGACGCTAAGAAGTTAGGCTATCTTATCTCAGCACTCGAAGACGGAAAACCAGAAGAATCAACTACCTATTTTAGCACAATTAAGGAGTTAGAAAACATCGGATTATTTAAAAAAGAGAAGCTATGAGACAAGAATTAATCAACATATTTGTACCATTTGATCTGGCGAAACTGGCTTATGAAAAACAATTTTCAGAGTGGTGTGCGTGCTTAGTATCAAAGAAAACTGGTCATTCGCCTAATTTTATTGAAAAGTTTATCAGAGGTGGATTTGAAACACTTTTTGACTTTAAGGACAAGAGTAATATTTATTTGAATGGTTTTTACTCTTGCCCAACTCACCTCCAACTAATTATTTGGCTAAAGAATAATCACAAAATAGACGTAACCATGGGACATAATGGCTTATGGTCCGTGCTTAATCAAGAAGGTCATTTAGTGTATCAAAATGATGAGTGTTTTTTTGAAATTAATCAGGCTCTTGAAATAGGGCTTAAACTTGTAAACTTGTAAAGACATGGAAAATAAAAATACATATAGAATTTTTGCATTTTCAGAACAATCAATTAATAAATATTCTGGTAATACTAAAAATAGCAAATTAGACCTTATAAATTACCCACAATTTGATACTATAATTATGTTTTTTATTGGCTCTGATTTAGTATTAGGATTTTTAAAAAATGGCAAAAAAACTTGTGGTGCAACTTTTGGATTTGGTTCATACCCAGAATTTCATTTCCCTATTGAATTAGCAGGGGAAATCAAAATATTACAACCAGAACAAAAAGAAGAATCTTTATTTCATGTAGGGGATAGAGTTTATCAATACTTTGAAGGATGGGGAACAGTTACTAATATTGATTTAACAAAAACTCATCCAATTTCAGTTAAATTTGATAGCGAAAAATTATTTCATTTTGAAATTAATGAAACAAAAGTTCCTTTATCATTCACCGAATATAACTTTATTACTGGCGGTTGGTCACAAGAAAGACCAAAGCCTTTACCTAAAGTTGGCGATATTGGTTGGTTTTGGAGAACAGAAAATGATATTAAAAGAAAGAGCTGTTTTTATGGTGAACTAACTAAAATACAAGACCACGATATTTTTAATTTTAAATTAAGAGAGGAAACATGGTTCAAATATTTCTCAACTGAAAAACCTTTTTAGCATATGACAGCCAAAACACAATTAGCCTTCTTTGCTCAGTATTATGGGCAAAGAATCATGAAAAATAGGAACTTAGATAATACTATAAATGAAAAAGTAGTATTTCATGTTAATTTTTCAGACCACGTTTGTAGAAATACTAATATTTATTATTTGCAACTACGCCCAAATGCTTGTAGATATAGAACGCAAGCAAAATGAAATGGACAGTCGCTTACGAGACATCGAAGAAATCCGAAACAAAGCAACCGAAGCTCTACTTGTAGCAGAACGTAGCACCGAAGTATTGCCAGAAGAAACTACCAGAATGAAAATACGAAGAATCATAAACCAGTACTGCAACGCCAAAAATGCCGACCAGCGAAACGTCTGGCACGTGATTTACGATAGGCTGTATTACCGTTATGGCATCAGCCTTCGAGCAATAGGCAAAAAGAAAAACGAATCTACTCTCGACGTAGCCGAACGCCTCAGACACTTAGACAAGATTTTCGTAATTTGTTCTAATGAGTTGAATTAACAAAAAAACCGCCAGAAGAATCCTCCTGGCGGTTAACTATCACAACCATTATTCCAATAAACAATCAAAGCAAACTAATCAATATTTTAGCAGCGAAACCCAAACGCCAAATCCAGTTTTCACCTCTTTTCCTTTTCATTTTTGCTTCCGATTCCTTCAGTAAAAAATCCTTATCTTTCAGCTTATTTGTAAGCTCAATATTCCTGATTTTCTCAGTCTGCAAACTATCAAGGATTTCTTTGTTTTGCGTCCTGAGTATCTCAATTGTTTCAGCATCCTTAATTCTCAGAAAACTACAAGACTCATAATTCCTTTTCACTATCAAAGCATTTTCAGCTTCAAGAAGTGATATTTTGATACTATCTTGAAAAGGCTTTATGAAATTCACTTTCAAGACTGGCTTTTGGCATAGTCCCAAGCTTGTGAAAATACACAGAATCAGCAAAAACAATGCTATCTTTTTCATGTTCTATTCTTTCAAATTTGAGTGAATCGCTTATGATTCTATTTACAAGTGACTGATTTACTGAAACTTCTTTACTTTTGCTCTTATAAACTAAGTACCAAGACTCTGCAATTAATAAGATAAAAAGTATCATAGTTGCCAGCTTCCACTTATTCCAGTTTTGCATAGATTTCATGTTTTTTCTGTACCTTTTGCGAGATTAAATAATTCAGCTTATTAGTCTTTTCTATCGCACTATCAATGCCTACTTCTATTTCTTGCAATCGCTTTAGTTTTTCATTAATCCTATCTTGCACTAAACTTGCCTGATATGTTCGTTCACTAATCTGTTCTGCAAACATTTGTTGCTCAGAAAGTGCTGCCTTTAGGCTTGTAGAACTGGTATCAAAAACCCCATTCTGTTTCTGGTGTACATATTTCAAATCTAAACCCAAAATAGTATCAATTTTAGGATTGACGGTCGAAACTTGGGATTTCATATTAAGATTTTCTTCCTTTTTACACCCGAATAAAATAAGAAGGCTAAACAGTAAAATAATTAAATTTTTCATCTTTGCATTTTGTTTTGTATTGTTTTACGAATCTGTTAACTCTATTTTTCCATCCGTTTTTACAGTTGGCATAAGTAGATGGCCGTGTTCGCTTCATTACTGAAAATAACCACCGCCCACGGTCTTGTAATACTACTCGGCTCACTTCACAAGGTTGCTGATTAATAGCCTTAATTGTCGCTAAGTCAATCTTTCCTTTCTGCTGTACGCCTACTAATCGTTGTACTTTCTTCAATGAAAACCCCCCGTTAACCAGATAGTCATACATCACTTCTGCTACCAATTGAGACTTTATTTTATCCCCTCCAACCTTATCCCAATAGTATTTCTTATAAATGTTCTTAGCTCCACCCATCGTCAGTAGTCGAAGGTCGTTTTTCGTAATACTACCATCTAAATCATTATCATATTCTTTCAGATTTTTGGCAGCAATAGCACGGTACTGGTTCAACGAAACCCCATACTTTGTACCACCTCCATCATTATCGTATTTGAAGGAAGTGAACTGTTCACCTCCTTCATTCATCATTGTTACCTCAAATGCCTTGTCAAAATTGGCAGCATAAAGGTTGAATGATAACAGCAAAAAGATTAGTGTTTTTTTCATTAATTATAATATTTGCAAGCTTACATCAAAAATTTGCATCGCATTTCCTAAGTTTTTATCTAACTCACAATCACGCCATAAGTCTAAAATTAGACCAGTTTCAAAAGGCGGTATAGTAGTTTCAAAAACAAGTTCTTGCCAACCTATATCAACCATTTTCCTCATTATAGTTACAGGATTTGAAGAACCTGACTTTCTTAACCCTGCACATAAAACGCCTAAATCAAAGCTCGTTTTTGTAATAACAGGCGTATTTGTAAAGTAAGCACCTGATTGTGAAGGATTATAAATTAGGGGAAATACTCTCGCTACAACCCTTATACTCAGCTTTCTAAACCCTCTACTTTCTGTAAAAGTGAATGATTTCGATATTTTTTGACTAAAACCATCTGAATCTAAGCCTAATTCTACATGATTAATATTAGACAAATACGGTGGATAATCCCTTACAGTAGAAGGCATCGAAACAAGGTTATTATTATTAGCTGTCCATCCGCCTGTTGTGGTCCAATTGCTATCAAAACCTCTTATTGCATTTAGCTCTAAACCTCCCAATTTTTGTTCAATTTCTACAACTGTTTCTGGCTTAATTATTCCACCAGTACTTGTTGTTATTACAGAAGAAATATTAAAGTTTCCTGTTTTTGAAATTAGTAATTTAAACTTGTCGAACTGAAAATACTTAGCAAAATCCGTACTTAATGTTATCGTATATTCACCTGCATTATAAACAGCCGTTAGGATATTCCAAGCTCCTTTGGGTTGATTCATATTAGCGAAAAAAGGATAACTGTATCTATAAGGTGATTTCTGATTAATGGTTGTAACAGTTGTTGAATTAGAAACCCTTGTGATACTTGTAGTATTCACTACTCTATCGCCTTGTCCAACCGCCGAGATAGCCGTAAAGCATAAAAACCAACCTTTTCCCATACTATAAGATTTCAATTTGCCCTTGTAAGCAAACTGTACAGTACCCGACTTTACGCCTGCACTCGTAAAAAGCGTTCCTACCGAATCTGCAAAACTATCAAATACAGTTTTTGAAACCTGAAAAACTAAAGCTTTGTCTTGCTCATCTGTACTGTAAGTCGAAGAATCATTGTTATTTTTTGCATAAAATGTTAATCCTACATCGCCTTTTATTTTGATTTCAAAAGTTGAAAGATTAAGTTTTTCACTAATAATTTCGACTAAAGCATAGTTGCTAAAGGCTATATTTGAACCAGATAACAAATTGACGTACTCATTATTATTATTCTGGGTAGTAAAAGTAGGAATTGTATTATTTTCATTATTAGGATCAATTATTGTACCCTCATTCAATCTATCATAATAACTTTCAGATGAATCAGCAGTATTTAAGTATGTTTCTCCGATACATAGTTCAATAAACCGTTCTTGTCTTTGCTCAATTGTATCATAATTCAATTCTGAAATTGCAGAAATAGTATTCCTGTTCCTGTAAATTTTCAATCCCTTGCGTGGACGAGGCAACTGAGAAATGAAATAATTAAGTTCGTTGCTAATAAATGAATTAACTCTTAATCCAGGATGTGAACCAACCCAAAAGTTTAAATAGCCGTTGCTCATCATTTTTGAGCCATAAGTACCAATTCCTATATAAGGTATTTTTCTTCTTTTTGCAAATTCCTGTAAATTAGATTCAAGCCATACATTTGTATTTGTATGATAGTCCGTGCCTAAAATAGACTTTGCTCCTAAAGCTTGCACTTGCTCAATAGCAATTTTGAATTGCTCTAAATATAAATCTAAAGTTTCACCATTCGATGGAAAATACTCATTTCCATTATTTCCAAGAAAAATATATGTAGGCTTGAAAGACTTTGGAATAATACCAAATACGGAAGTATTAGCCCTTAATCTATCTACAATATCAATCATTCTACTACCAGCTACACCTCTATTACCGATATTCCAATCAGTCATTGAAGCTAACTTTTGTATGTATGATTTTCCTTTTAAGCTATACAAGCTTTCTAAATAACTACAACCCTCAAATTGTATTTTGTCACTTAACTCAAATGTGATTGTATCGATACTTGTAGTATTACTATTACTTCCTGCCAAAGCATACCCTAATATTTTTGTAATAGTATCTATTCCAGCATTATACTGCACAAAGCTTGTTGGAGTAGAAGCTTGCTCAAATTGAAAGCTTGTTTTTCTAATAGTATAATAAGTAACTCTTACAAATGCTACTCCCGAAGGTACTGTAAATGTAGTAATTGCATTTGTACTACCTCCTGCCACTAATTGTTTGCTCGCATTGTAATAACAAGTTTTTCGCATACCATTAACTCCATCTGAGCCAGAATATGCCAAACCTGCTGTTACAGGAATATAATCGGTATAACCATAAGAAGAATATGCAATTGCCGTATTATCATTTTCAAGAAAGAAATTGTCTGTAAAAGTAGATGGATTTGCTAAGTTTTTAGACTTTCCGACATTCTCTATTGTAATATCTGCAATATTTAGCTTTGTATCTAATGCAGTTTGTAAGCCTACAATATCAGAAGCGTACAAAGTAATATCTCCTTTTTTCCCTGCTACACCCAAAACAGGCAATTGTACACCTAAAATAGACAATATATATATTGCAGAAGTATATGGAACATAAGAAGTTACGATAGCACCTTTTTCTAATTGTATTGTCGAAATTACAGTAGAAATAGCAACCCCTGAATTAGAACTATGTCTAATAGTAAACACGACATAAGCACAATTAGAAGGCGTAGTAAATGTAACAGGATAACCCGTAACGCCTCCTTGTGCATTACTAATGTAAGAAATAAGATTATTGTTTGAATCTTCAAATCTAATTGCTATACTATTAAAAGTAATGTAATTAATTCCAGAAAGCGTGTACTGTTGATTTGGAAGTACAGCTTGTGAAGTAGTTCTTACAAATCCAGATGCAAATGTAAATGCTCCTGTCGTATTTATTACTAAAGAGTCAACTACATATCCACCATCATATTTGTTTTTACCTTCTATATAGCCTATATCAGACTTATTAACCTTATTAATAAATGACTGATAATCTGCATCTGAAATCATTCTTTTTAATGAGCTTTCAATTACATCTTTTGCGTCAATCTTAACAACATTAAGTAAATAATTATACTGCACAAAGCTTGTTGGAGTAGAAGCTTGCTCAAATTGAAAGCTTGTTTTTCTAATAGTATAATAAGTAACTCTTACAAATGCTACTCCCGAAGGTACTGTAAATGTAGTAATTGCATTTGTACTACCTCCTGCCACTAATTGTTTGCTCGCATTGTAATAACAAGTTTTTCGCATACCATTAACTCCATCTGAGCCAGAATATGCCAAACCTGCTGTTACAGGAATATAATCAGTATAGCCATACGAAGAGTTCGCAATTGCTGTATTATCATTTTCAAGAAAGAAATTGTCTGTAAAAGTAGATGGATTTGCTAAGTTTTTAGACTTTCCGATAAATTGCAACTTTTCTGGTATAATAGAATTATCAGCAATCTCAAAAGGAATCCTATCATATCTATTTCCCTTAATAGATAATTTGTCGCCAATATTGAATGTAGTTCCACTTGTGAAATTATTACCAGCAAAACCAATATTTCCACCAACAGTTACTACATAATAACTACCATTAGGTAAACCATTTGTAGGGGTCTGGTTCAATGTAGGAGTATTAGTCGCTACATTATAAGTACCTAAATACTGCGGAATTAAATCAGCTTTTTGACTTGCCAAATTAGCTGAATCTAAAGCATTTTGCTCACTTGTTAATGCGTGCTGTTCACTTGTAAGTGCGTGTTGTTCGCTAACTAAAGCATTAGCCGCCGAAGTAGAAGCTTGATTTTTAAATGCTTCAGTCTGGTTTTTCAAAGCTCTTGCAAGCTCTACCTGTTCAGAAGCATCACCAATTTCAACTGTTACCGTTGTTTCCGTAAAACTCACTACTACCGAACTATTATTCACGAGTCCGTCTTCGTAATAACTATTCATCGACTCCAACACGATAAACTTGCCATTCAAGGCAAAGAAATCAACACCATCAACTATATAGCTCAACCTATAAGTATAATTTAACGGTTCTGGAGCTTTATTACTCGTCCCGATAAAATCAGCCTTAATCTTAATCAAGTCTAAAACAGCATCGCCCAGAGTAGATTCTAAGGTAATCTTCTTAGTATCATCTACACTATCAGAAGTAATGCTCAAGAAAGTTTCCTTCGCATAATAATCTAAAACCTCAAATTTGAAGCTTGCTCCAGAAATATTCTTTCTTTGTGTTCCGTCTTTGAACAATACCGACAAATTGAAACTCTGCTCGTAAAGTGTAACAATATCAATCGGTTCTGAAACTGTATAAAGTGATTTTGCCATTATATCGTAATGTTTTTGCGGAGATAAACAACCTCCTTGTCGTTTTGGTTAGTCGTGTAAAAAGTTACCTTATGACTTGAATCAGCATCCAGAATTGGCACAAAAAGCCCAGAACAAACTCTATTCTGAAAATTTAATTGCACATCCCACGGAACAAACATTGCTCCGTCATATTGCGGAAACTCAAATCTATTCCAAATTGGAAAGCCAGCATCAAACCTGAAATCACCTTCAATATTCGGCACATCATGCGTGCGAAGGTTAAATCTATCTTCTGCCAAAATCTCAAAAAGTGCTTTATTTTCGCTTCGATTAGGACGTTTCCAGTATTGCGAGCCGTTCCCTATTCTATGTGTATAGTTCGCACTTTCGGGGTCATCAACAAAGTTTAGGTCAATCGTTTTTGGCTCATAATCACATTGCTCATTAATTTCTACTTTACAATTATCGGACTTATCAGAACGGTTGATATGCTTCCGAACATCAAAGCCACCAACAGAAATTGAACTACCGACAGCTATATTTCCATCTGTACTTGTAGCCATAGAATATATCCTAACGGTTACATTTGTAGCAATTAATTTTGGCGATACATACGTACTCGTAAAAGGAATCAATATTGCAGGAATATTGATAGTCAATTTTTGATAATCAAAATTGTTAGATTCAAATTTAGTATCAACAGATTCAACCAAATACTTAGCATTTTCACTAAAGACCTTTATCGCACTTCCATCAAAAGAAAGATAAGAAGTAACAGTCCCGCCATCTCTTTCATAAGCTCCAACCCATTGAGCAGAATACCCATTTTCATTTGTAGAATATTTATCCCCTTCATCAACACTTTTAAAATTAGTATACTTGAAAATTCTATTATATGGATTCCCCTCTTCTATTGCTTCAATCTCAACACATAATTTATTATCATTACTTCCATGGCTCTTATAATATAGTTCAATGTCAAAGCTTTCGCCATCATAAATTTTGAAAGTTGGCAACGAAATAAAGCTGAATGGTATAGAAGAAGATTCACGATAAAGCCGAAAACCCATTAAACTATACTCCTTAATAATATCAAAATCTATCCTATCAGAACCATATTTTGAGATATTACCATTCAGATAATTAGGGTCAATTAACTGTATTGGCTTTGCATACTCACAAGTAGCTGTTATTGCTTTGTAAGGTTCAAAAAAGTAGGTATCGTGATTATTATTAATGTAAAAAAGCTTATCGGTATTGGCATAGCTTCCAGCAGATAAGATAGGCTTTGCAGATTCAGAGCCAATAGCATTACCATCTTTATCGAAAATCTCACGACTATAATAAGTATAATAAAGCTCGTTTGGTCGCCAAAAAAACCAACGTCCATCGTACTGAGATACGATACAATTCATATTAACGCAAAGTATCTGAAGAATCTCATAGACTGATTTCCCTTCAAAAACAGAAGCATAAATCTTAATCAGCTTCAAAGGATGCGTCGAAGTACTTAAAGCTTCAATCCAATCTGTCGTAATTCCGCAAACAACTGCTATATTAATATCAAATCCAACTTTTTTTAAGCAAAGTGCCAAAGCGTCCAAATAACTAATCTCGCCAAAAATCGGGAAATCAAGCGTCACTTGCTCTTCTACCCAACCAGAAGGTGGCGAAGGTGGGGATTCTTGATAAGGGTAAATGTACAAGTATTCACCCGTAGAAGGGTCAACCCAAACTGATTGCACATCTTGCATAGATAAGTGTTCAGATTTCAAAAGCCCTAATCCATCAGTCGCTGTTAATCGTACAGGTTCGCCACGCTTAAAATTCATCGGTTGACGAGCATCTGTATTAATCAACCATAGCCAGTAAAACTGTTCATCGTTGATATAGACTTTCAACATCCATTTTTTATTACTCTTGCTTCTAAAAGTATTCAAATTGATGCTTTCCGTCGGAATAAACTCAATAGAAAACTCGTGACTATCAATATACTCAGGTTCGCCACCAGAGCCAAGATTTCTTTTTAAGATAAGCTCGTTTCCTGCTGAACCTCTCAAATATCCAGATAATCCACCAGAATAATCCTTCAAAAAAAAATCTACTCTAACGTCATTATTCAAAATATCCTTGAATTGAAGTCTATATTTTAGTCCGTAAGCCATTATCTTTTTGTTTTATAAGACCTACTCGCATTTTGATACGAGATATACAAATCATTCCCTTTTATGCTCGTTGTTCCTATTACTTCAACTTGAATCGCTCTTTGCATCGACATACTTCCAGCACTCGAAGCAGAAGGCGAATAACTTGAAGCCGAAGAATAAGAAGAAGCCCCAGAACTACTACCACCTCCAGACATCGCCCCAGAAATAGCACCGCCAAGGGCAGTTAATGCCAAACCTACGCCAATCATTGCCGCCCAACCTGTAATAGGGTTTGCTGCGAAAAGTGCTAATCCTGCTAATATGACCCCAGCTTTAATGTACTGTTCCCCCATTTGCGAGAATATACTTCCGATAACTCCCAAGATTGCAGAACCAGCATCTTTAAAAGATGAAGCACCGACAATCATTTTTCCAGCCATATTTCCGATTCCAGATAATACACTCTCAGCACCTTGTTGTAATATGCCATTCAAGCTTTCGTTCAAATTCATAAATACATCAATCATCGGTACAGTAATACTGCTATCAAACTTACTGAATGCGGAAACTGTCCTTTCATAAAGTGAATTAACTCCAGAACCAATTGTTCCTGCTGCTTCTTTTAGTTTATCTTGTAATGCAGGAATTGACTTGTTTAAGCTATCGACTAAGCCAGAAATAAGATTCTTTCTATTGTCAACAGCTCCAACTTTGCCAAAAGCATCATCACCATTTATCAGCCTTGAGCCTATTTTCCCAAGTTCAACCCCTTTCGGAATCATTACTTGAATTTTCTTATAGATTTCATCAAGAACCTTATCTCTGTCTTGTAGCTCCTTAAAATAAGCCTTAAACTCCTCAGATTGTGCAGGTAAAGCAGATTTTTTACCCTTTCCACCTCCTGTATTTACATTTGTATAATCGTTGGTAGTAGTTGAGCCTGTACCTTGACTCATTACACTTGCAATACTTTTCGCAGGACTACTCACTTTATTTAGTGTCCAATTTTCTTTTGCTATTGTATCTGACCATTGCAGAATACTATCGCCAAATTTCCCGAAACTTATAGACTTAACTAGTCCGCCAAATAAAGATGCTACAATTGCAACCCCTTTACTTACTATACCAAAAATACCAATGAAAACATTCGCAATCACATCTTTTACACCGCCCCAAATATCTGAAAAACTAAGTGTAAAAATCCCTTTTAGAATTTTCATTACACCAGTCGCCACTCCAACAATCGAGCGAAAAGCAATCGCAATTCCTATTCCGATAGATTCCACAATAGGCATTACGGTACTTTTTATAGCGTCCCAAGTAGTGATTACCACGGTTTTTATACCTGTGAAAACGGCTGAAATAGTAGAAGTAAAAACACTTACATATTCTGTAACAGCATCCCAAATACCAGTTTCACGTAATGTTTGTTTAATAGAATCCCAGTTAGTAATTACCAAATCCGTAAATCCAGCAATAGCAACCGCTGCCAAACCAATTGGCCCCGTGAGTAAGGCAAAACCAGTAGCAATAGCACCTCCACTGGCAACCATTCCGCCAATAGTTCCCAGAATAGCCAATAGGGGAGGAGCAACGGCTACAAAACCAACAACGCCAATAATTATTTTCTGTAAATTGGGGTCTAATGATTTAAATCCTTCACTCAAATTTAAGGTTGTATTTCCCAGTGCATTTAACTTATCAGTAATTCCCAAATTTTTATCCAAAGCTTCACCGAAGCCAGACATAGCAATCTTTGCAGAGTCGCCAAAAGTTTCAAGAGCATTCCCAATTCCACCCGTAACACGTGGTAATTCAGATAATTTTGTAATAAGTTCTTCAATAAACTGCTGAGAATCTTTACCTACTGCTTTTAGTTTACCAGAAATCTGCTCAGAATCTACCGTTCCGAACATATCTTTTATGGCTTTTGCAACTAAAGGAGAAGCATTAATAATTGGTTTTAAGTCTTCAGCTAATACTTTACCCTTAGAAGCCATTTGCCCCAATTGCGTAATGACAGTACCTAATTCCAACTTTCCGCCACCTGTACTTGCAATAGCATTTCCAAATTGTAAAAGAGCATCTTTTGACGTTTTAGCCGAAAAGCCAATCGCACGTAAACGAACATCCCCTTGAACAGCTTCCTCAAAACCTAAACCCGGCAACTTAGAAACTTCCATTAACTCTTTCATCCGTTCACCAGTAGCTTGCGTGCTTCCAGTAATGGCATCAAGCCCACGGCTCAAAGAATCTATTTTAGCATAAGCGGAAATCATTGCACCACTCATCGCCAAAATTGGTAATGTAACGTACATGGACATACTTTGTCCAAAACTCTTCATATCATTAGAAAATCGTCCGATACCACCTGCCAATCCTCTATTCAGATAATCAGATTCCCTGTACAAGGCTTGCATTTGTATAGAAGACTGACCGACAAACTTCGCCAATGCTCCGCCTGCTTCTTCTAATGCCTGCAAGTATCGTTCGTTGCTAAGAGTAAGTTTGCTGTTAATTGCCATCTATAAATTCGCTAATAAAGATTCTATGTGTTGTAATTCTTCTAAGGAGTACTCTTTTACTTGTTGTATTTCTGGTTTTGGGTCAGAATCAAGTGGCCATATTTCAGCACCTGTCTTTCCTTCTTTTCGATCATTAAAACCATTATTATAAATCGCAGCCATTATTTCACGAGTCAAATGAATCTTGAATTCTTCTTGCTGTTTGAACTGTTCAGAATGACCTTTCAACATTAGAAATACATCTTTAGGACGCATTTTCCAAAACTCATTAGGTCTTATCAGCAATCGACCAAAACACAATTTCATTAAATCCTCTGTGTTGGCTAACGATTCAAGACTTTTTACAAGTTCGCTGTCTCGGTTTTTGTTGGGGAAGTATCTTGAAATAGCTCCCTCATACGCTTTCCCTCAGCTTCTGCAATTTTGATTTCTTCCTCAGATTTTCCAGACTTTCGAGCCATTAAACCCATAGAATCAAGAAACGCCTTAAAAATATCAATCCTTTGCTCTTCCGTCGGCTCTAATTCATCGACTAAATCGTAAAAATCTACCAGACTAAAGTTTTCAGATAAACCGTTTTGAGAAGAAGCACCTACCAAGCCAGAATAAACACAGACATTTACCATTTTTGAGAAATCGCCTGCAATAGCTAATAAGCCAATATTGTAACGTTCTTTAATAATCTCGTAAGAACGCATTGTGAAGAAAAACTTAAATACTTTGTCGCCTAAAGGAAATTCAAAACGCCCTTTGGCACTGTTTAAAATTGTTAGTTGTTCCATGGTTGTAATTTGAATAGAAGCCTTGAGCCTAAATAATCAGGCTCAAGGCTATGAAAATTAAGGTAATGTTACAGAAGCCCAGCCACCAGAAATCTTACCAGCTACCGAATAAGTACTTTTATCTGCCATCGAATGAGTTTCTTTTGCTGATGAGATAACTAAAGTCCCCTTGTCAACCACTGAACCAGTAGTAATAGCCGCACCCTTGTAAATTTCTACCGTAACACCTGTTTTAAGTGCTGCATAAAAATCATCTACTTGAGCTTTAGCAGTCAAATCACCAGAAGTATAAACCTTGTAAATACCGTCGAATGATACATCTGTATCCATCATCGAAGCAGGCAAATATTCTTTATTTAGTCCTGATTCTACCGAACTAACATCAATCGGAGTTCCCGTAACGCCAGTGTCAAATTTTGTAGTTGAGCCTACAAGCTTTTTTGTACCTCCAATGGTAGCAAACAAAAAAATGTTACTACCATGTACTTTTGTTGTAATTGCCATTATTTCTGAGTTATTACCTTGAAATTTTGTTCAGTACTATAAATTGAATAACCGTTAATATCTGAGACACTCTCAGCAATATCCAGACTTGAAGACTGATAGCAAAAAAGAATCATACTATCTGTAAATCGCTCAAGTTCCTGATATATCAAATCTTGTATTGTCTTTGTCTGCGAGTAAGTTTCTCCAAAAATCAGAAACTTAATTGAGTAATTACCCACACCACCATCGGCACACAAATCAGGGTCAAAAGCATCTTCAACATAGCGAACAGCAGGGAATGAATCTAACTCTGTACCGTGAATCGGCTTTATTTTACTATCAATAATTGCCTGTAAATCGGTATTTTGCAGTAAAATTCGGGTTAAATATGCTCCTATCATAAGGCTATTTTCTGTCTATGTTTTTCAAGCATCTGATTAATTTGCGATTGCAACTCAGACTCAAATAATGATTTTGATTGCTCAACAGAACGCTCTATAAAATCATTACGTTTCTTTGAACCTTTCATCCTAATGAATTGCGTGTACCAACCAGCATGACCTTTTCGGGCATCAATCCCCACGATTACTTTCGCAATATGAAGGTCATTTCTATCCACAACCTTTGCTCTAATATCCGCTTGCGTGTCACCTGAATAGATAGGCGTATTTCTGCGGATAATAGGAATCAATACTTTTGCAGTCGTTAGTAATAAGGTATTTTGCAAAGCTCTAACGCCCATTGTCGCTTTCATTTCTCGAAAAACCTCTCTTTCAAGGTTAGCGGTAATAGTGAATTGAGTCGTCATTTTCTTTGCTTAGTATCTATAATTAACCACTGCCTTCTGGTTTCTCCGTATTCATTTTGGGCTGTAATGTCATAAGTAACACCTTCACACAAAATCAACATATCGGGTCTAATATCTGCACGATAGCGAATGATAAATTGGGTTTTAGACTCTGAAATAGTCTGATTCAATTCAAACTTTTCACTTCCTCCCTCTTTTTCAATCTTCTTACCTTGTACTTCTGCTAAGGTCTGATAAACGAATGTATCTTCATTGGTTATCGTGTTGACCGTCTTCACTCGGTGCTGAATCGTCAGTTTCCTGTCTAAATTCCCCGCTTGAATCTTCTGCATAGCCAAACTTGATTAATATTTCTGCTGTTTCTGTTTCTATTTCGGCAGTATCTCCAGCTATGTACTGTCGCCAATCTTTTACAAACTTTATCATACATTTACATTCCTAAGCGGATTTAGTATTCGTTCAACGGCTGTTTGCTTATCACTTCGTTCGTCAGTCCTATTGTCAAACCACTTTGAAATCAATAGTTGCATAGCTGTTTTGATACTACCCGGAACATTATCAAACGTATATCCTGCACGATAAGTAATTTTCACCGTATCACTTCTCTTTGTTCCATCTTCTCTGCTATAAGTTTCTATTTCAGTCAAAAACTTGATGCTTGCGTCTTCGATAGTCGTCTGAGTCAGTTCATAGTTTTCAGCAGTAAGTAATGTCAACTCATTATCCGTGTTATAATACTCAATTTTTACAAGCGAGTGAAACGGTAATTTATCAATAGTTACGTCCGAAAAATCCGATAAACTCAACAAAAACACATCTAAGGAAACATTCTTATTCAGATACGTTTCTACATAGTCCAAAGCCGAAAGGATAATTTCTTTTACGGTTTCGTCTTCTGATGTGTCAGTATCTAAGATTCTAAGCCAACGTTTCGCATTTGACAATGAAATAGGACTAACTTTTTGATTTGATATTCTTCGGCTTGACATCTGTTTCAATTGTTTCTTGCGGAACTTCCTCAGAAATTTCGGCTACTGGTTCAACCTGTTCTGAAACTGCTTCTTGAATTAGTTGCTCCTCAGAAGCTGAAACTACTTCTTGAGTAGGTACTTCTTCCTGAGAAATAATCTCTTCTTGCTGAACTGGCTCAATCACTCCTTCTTGAGGAATAATCTCTTCTTGCTGAATAGTATTATTAACTTCTGTATTCTTCAAAGTCAATTTTGCTTGACCAGCATTAATAAGACTTTGTCCAAGCTCTGGCGAAACCTCAACGATTTCGCCACAAGCAAAGGAAAAGAACAAACCAGCAACGGATTCTAAAAGTTCTATTTCCATGAATTAAGATGCTGCATGAGTTAAAACACGAAGAGCTTTTGGTACTAATACTTTACCGTCGTATGTATCAAATGCAAGTACGCCAACTTGGTCATTCAATGCGTTCAATTCATTCAAAACACGCATTCTTGGCTGTCCTACTTTTCTAATTTTGTATTTAGAAAAGTCTCCAAAAACAATTGATTTTGCAGAAAGTGCAATGTCTGGCATATCTTGATTCACTACATAAGGAATTCCCAAAATAGTGTTTGGCACGCCATTAATCATATCCCCCATGGTCCATAATGGACGGTTTTGAGAATCTACCAATTTTCTAATTGCTCCCAACGTATTGCTATTGAACATGAAACGACAATTAGAGTTTGCATAAGCAGGGTCTAACGAAGTAACTAAATCAACTAAGTTTGCATAGCTAATCGCTGTACCACTTACGCCAGTAGTGAATGATGTACCGCCAACAGTTACGCCTTGAGGTTGACTTGAGCCAGTTCCTTTAGTAAAGTGTTCATTAATAGCACGAGCAATTCTTGTTCCTACCAATTCAGAAATCAAAGAGATAATATCGAATTGAGAATCACGAATCAATTCAAAAGGAATCAAAACTTGACCAGAAGTATATTTGTACGATGTGAAAGATACCTTACCAAATACCGCATCTGTACCAGAACCCACAGAAGCTGATTCACCAACAATACTACCTTTATTTGCAGTATCGTCATTGGTTGGATAATCAAAAGGATTACCAGACGATGTACTCAGATATGAAGCAATTGGCATTACACCACCATAAGCTTTCAAAATCTTTTCCAATTGGTCTCCCAAAGTAGTAGGAATCAAAATACCACCAGTTGTACCAGTACCTGGATTAGCTCCACTTTGAGCTCGGTCATTTGGTAACAAAATCGCTCTTTCTTCTTCGGATAATCCATTCAATGAACCACCGCTTTGAAGGAATCCTTTGAAAGCCTGCAAATGTTTTATTTCTCTTTCCTCTGCAGTAGTTTTAGCAGGATTAAATCCTTCTCTATCAACACCAGAAAGCAAAGAAGCTACTTTTTCAGTACTTTTAATGTTTTCAAACTGTTTTTCGATTTCAGAAGCACGTTTTTCTAAGGTATCGAATTCGGTTTGTTTATCCGCAGGCAATCCTTTTGGATAATCAAGAATTAGTTTTTGTTGTCTATCAGCAACTTCCCCTAATTCTTGTTGCAAGTCCCTAATTTTAGGCATTTGGCTCATATTATTCACAATTAAAATTTTACACTTTTATTTTTACACTAACACATTGCTTTTGCTTTTCTTTGTCTCAGACGAATAAGCTCTTTCTTTTGACTCATAGAATCATCTTGCATCCCTTCACCGTCCATTCCTTCTCCTTCTGGCTGTTTATCATCATCTTGACTAATCTCAATATTGATACAAACCTCGAAACTTCTTTGGGCAAGTTGTAAATCTGTTTGCGTATAAGCAGGGTTAAACACAGGGCCAACATGAGCAATATAACCAATCTGATTAATCGTTCTTAGATATGTACCATCTGGCATTTTCTCCCAAGAGTCACCGCCTTCTGTTACTGCAAATCTGAATGAATTACCCTCATATTCTTTTCGGTTTACACGCTCTTCAATCAATTGCTTTTTTGAAGGAGGCAAAAGGCACTTATAGTCAAGACCTCGGTCTGTTACATTCAATTCAAGCGTTTTTGGTGCAATACCTAAGAAAATACTTTCATCGTGGTCAGCACAACAAATCACACGGTCAAGCGGACAATTCTCAAGAGCATTTTTAGAAATTTGCTCTCTAAATAGTACCGTTTCATCTTTGATTTTCATAGCTAAAACCTCTGAAACAGAATCAAAAACTATGGCAGTACCTTCTAAATATTCATTGTTTGAGCTAATATTTCCAGTTGAAGCTCTATTTTCAAAACCTTTAATTTTTGACATTTTGAGTAGTATTTTGTTGATTTTGTGAGCCTAAACCTACCATTTGCATCTGCGAATAAAGTTTATTGGCGTTTTCATCCTCAAATGGATTATAACCTTCCAGTTCTCTAATCTCATTTGGCGTAATTGCCGAACAAGAAAACATTTTAGAATAATATTCAGCTCTTGATTTTGAATCACCACGCATCAAGTAGCTCGTATCAAGGTTAAAAACAAAGGTCTTTTTCTCTTTCGTGAATAATAACTTTCGCTTAAATTCTTGCTCAATCTTTTCGACCCACGGCATAATGCAGTCAGTCAAAAAATCAGTTGTTTGTTGCTCAATATTATTGTTTGTACTTCTTGCCAAGTCGCCAATTTTGTGCAGCGGAACTCTAAAAAACCGTGCTATATCTTCAATCTGAAACTTTCGAGTCGAGATGATCTCGGCATCTTGTGGAGAAAGTGTCAAACTTGTTGCTGTTGTACCTCCTTCAAGCAAAATAAAACTACTTTCACTTTGCTTTTTCAATTGGTCTTTCAGTCGCTTGAATGAAGTATCTTGCAAAACATTTGGACTGGTAAAAACAGCACTTGACCGCAAACCTCCTTGATAAAACTTATTAATCGTATTTTGTGCTTGAAAAGCTGTATCAATAGCAGTGGCCGCTAAAGTAATCGGGCTCAATCCTATCACTCCTGTATTCCCTAAGCAAGTAATGTGAATAATGTCATCTTTATTAACTTCTTGCCCAAAGACAAAATAACTCAGATACTCGTATCCATTCCATTTCACGTGATAAGGCATACATTCACCCTTAGCTAAAAACTGAATTCTAATTGGTTCACCTCTTCCGTTACGATAAATCCTTGCATAACCGTTACCATCCAACAAAGCAGAAACTAAAAGACCTTCGATAAACTGCACCCATGTTTGAAAATCATTAGGCTCAGTCATCAATAAATCTTGTAGCTTATGATTTACAGCTTCTGTTTTCCCTTTCCCTTTTTTCTCATAAAGCTTAATCGGCAAAGTAGAAATAGTTTCAGAAATTACTTTGATACAAGCGTAAACAGCACTGATAGACAAATCTTTTCCGTTAAAAGGCATATAATAACCTTGTTCAGCATTCAACAATTCATCCCAAGTTTTGGGCATTGTAGCTGTTGAACGTTGCTCTATTTGAAACAATTTATCTAATCCAAGTATTTGCAGTAATCCCATTTTCTAATCGTCTAAACTCCTAATATTAAACTCTACTGGAGTATTAATTTCAAAATCAATCATTTCGCCTAAAGCAATAACTGTCGCCACTACTCCGTCAACCTTGCCACCAGTTATTTTAGTAGATTCACCTTTATGAATGAACATATTTTCATTCTTATCGTATCGTACTACAACCTTGGAAACCATCCAAGCCAAACAAGGATTATTTAGAGCATTAAAACCATAATTCAATGCCGTAACGTAAAACTCCTTTGTTGGAACAAGCATCGGTAAACCTTGCTTAAACTCCCTCATATTTACGCCTTGTTCTGTTAATTGATTCACAAGAGCGACTGCATTATAGGGGTCAAATCCGATGCTTTTAATATCATATAACTTAGCTTTTTCCAGAATAAAGTCTTTAATGATTGCATAGTCTGTAATATCTCCATCAGTTTCAAATACATATCCATCTGCAATCCAATCTCCTAAAACATGTAATCCACCAGAAGTCCGTTGTTCGGTCGTACTATTAGGAATCCATGACCAGCACTTAATTATTTTCTTATCTCCAATATTGAACACCAGAGAAAAACTGCAAAAGTCATCACGTTTAGCAAGGTCAATCCCTCCGTAACATTCAGCACCAATTAGTAACTTCTCATCAAAAGGCTCATTATTACATCGCCATACATCCGCATCAATCCAAGTTTCGGGAGCATCAACCCAAACATTTAAATTCTTAGTCAAAAAGTTATTCTTCTTTGCTGAACTCCGTAAAGCACCAGCTAATTCTTTTTTTAAATAGTGAGTACTGGTTGATACATCCAAATTTGGGTTTGATTTAATCCATATCTCAGGATTTGCCCAACGGTACTCATGTTCTATTTCGCCATCTTTGCCAAGGACTTCATCCACTTTCATATCTTCCTCATCAAGCTCATAAATCATAGCGAAGATTGAATCATCTTTTACTAATCCATCCAAGATACTTTTACAATCTTTTTCTAAAGCAAAACAAGGACTTGTCATAGATTTACCAGCCGTTGTAATAATCCAAATCAACGGATTCATTCTTGCACCGATACCCGATTTCATCACTTCAAAAACTCCATCATTTGGATGTGCGTGATATTCATCTATACCCACGAAATACGGATTTAGTCCGTCCATTGTATCAGAGTCACTTCCAAGTGCTTCAAAAGTTCCTCCGTCCTCAACTACAATTTTATGCTGGTATCTCTTATAGGTATCTTTAAATATCTTCTCATTTTTACCTATAATTCTTTTCGCTTCATCAAAGATGATTTTTGCCTGGTCTTTCTTTGTTGCTACCGAGTAAACTTCTGCTACCGCTTCACCTTCACAAGCCAACATATATAAACCAATCGGAGCAGTCAAAGTCGATTTACCATTTTTACGAGCAACTTTGATATAAGCATAATTAAAACGCCTTCTTCCAGTTTCTTTATCGTACCATCCAAAGACATTCCAAATAATAAACGCCTGCCAAGGACTTAAAAAAAAAGGCTTTCCAGCAAATTGACCTCCCTTTGTATGCTTTACATATTTGTAGAAATTAATTGCTTTAGCTGCTTTTTCTGGCTTAAACTCAAGCCCTCTTTCGTGGCCATGCTTTAAATCATCAAAGTATCGCTTTACTGCTAACTTTACCCATTTACAAGCTGTGATTACTCCTTCGTCAACATCAACAGCATACTGATGTGCCGACTTAATAATATTTTGATAAACGCTATCAGCTATTTTTAAATGCTTTGAACTCATCTTCGCTGTTATCGTCTTTTGAAATCAGTTTGTTTCGTGCAATAAATGAAGGTGTGATTCCCAAATTCTTACAACCAGAAATGAAACTTGTAAAATGGCGGCTCATTAAATTAGCTCTTGCACTCATTTGTTCATAACCAGAAGAAGGAGCAACTGCTATTCCATCATCAAAATTTTGTATCATGGCTTTTTGCTGATTTTTCCAGCATTGGTATTCCCAACAAACAACTTCTAATTGCGGAATAAAACTATCAACAAATCCGTGAGCTTCAATCAAAATTTCACAACAATGAAACCAAGCAGTTTTTCCGTGTTCGTTAAAATGCTCTGGTACATCTGGATATTTTGATTCATCTTTTATCATTCTATTTTAAAAATTAGCCCCCACCCCTAAAAACTCTCTTTTGTATGGAAGCTCCA